CAGTACTTAGCCAACCAAGGATTTGTCTTGGGAGAATACTGACCGCCTTCCCAGCGATCTGAGAATACGGATTCCTCAATGATGTTTTCCCACAGCTCTTCTTTGGGGAACTCATCCTGACCAGTGCGACGAGCTTGCTTCTTGAGCGCACTCTTACACATATAGTAGGTCTGTTCCTTGTCGTATCCCAAGGCACGACAGGTAGCTGCCAATACCATGAGAGCTTGATGGCGTTCTCCAGACTCGAAGTTACCTTGAGCGATAGACCATTTATACTCTTTCCACCCTTTAGGTGGCTTGGTGGATTCTTCCATTTCCTTTGCGGGTTCCTTCTTTTTCTCTGTTGCTTTAAACAACACTTCAGGAAGAGCTACTGATGCTGCAGAGAACTCCATGTCCTCTCTTGAAGTCTTGGCTAAGTCCTTAATGTTATCCATCGACATTTCATCTACTTCGGAAATATGTAGTGGGATTTTAAACAGTCCAGTTTTTGGATGCTTAGTATATTCCATGCGGATGACTCTGGCAGGATCGGATACGACAACATCGAAAGTCTTAAGACCTTCAGCAATAGTCGTAGTCGCCTTCTTGAACTCTTCAGGATTTACTTGTTTAGTGCCTAGATACAGAACAACGTGGAATCCTTTGCTGCCAGAATAATAGCACTGGATGCTGTCAGGATCGACGTTATACTTATTCACAAGTCGATGAGCCAAGGTGACGGTATCTTGTCTGGCAAGTTCGGGATTCGTGCTGCTATCAAAATCCCATACCAGAATATCAGTGGTTACATCCTTGATGCCGGAAATTGTACCCTTCTGATCTACTCGCTTCTTTTGCTCTTCGTTGTATTTGTAGATGCTGATGTAATAATCTTTGTTCGGATCTTTCTCGTACTTGCTAAGTTGATCCAAGGTCATCAGTTTTCCCTTGGAGTTAAGACCTTCTTTAAAATTGTAATACTCTTGCATTTACCCCTCCCTTTATAAAAAGCCCCACAGCCTACCGAAAAGGGATTTATTAAACGGTAGACCATGGGGCGTTAAGTTGTATTTACTCAGCGGATTTCAATACAACCAATTCTGCGATTACAAATTCTGGAATTTTCTCAATGCGATCTTTTGCTTTTTGAGCAATCTCACCATTGAGCTTTCCAGAGTTGATAGCACTCTCAAGAGATTGAAGTTGGAACTTCTTGTTCTCTACTCGAATGATATCACCTTCTTTGATAGTTACGGTACTGCGGAATTTCAGGTATGGCGGTTTGGTATCATCTTTAGATTTGTAGAATGATCCCACCACTTCTCGCTTAAGTTTACCTGCCATATTATTTTTCTCCTTCATTTTCGGTTTGATTATTCGCTGGAGATTCCACCGTAGTTTCTCCTTCGTTTTTGTTCTCCAAGGTATTGATAGCTTCCGCAATCACCTTCTGCTGAAGAATGAATTTAGCATCCATCAATGTCTTGGCCAGTTTAAAAGCTTCTTTAGCGTCCGTGCTATAGAAGTTTTTATCCGTTACCTCTAACGGAAATCCTACTAATGCCTCATTCAATCGTCTAGCATCTTTGTTAGAAAGTTTAGATACTAACGAACGATATTGAGGCCAGTAATATTGAAACACCATGCTCGCTGCTTGGTCTGGTTTAATTTGCTCTTGCATCTTATTAGCCAGAACTTCAGCATTACTTGCTGCTGTTTCATCTACTACTTGTTGTACCTGATCGCTCATGACCATTCCTCTGCGCCAATAGTATCAGGAACATTTGTACTTGTTGTTGCTGGTTTTGGCTTACGGAAGCTAGACTTCTTCATCGGCTCCACTGCAGGAGTCGGCGCAGGTTTTACTTCCACCGTTGAAGTCTCGGTCACTGTTACAGCTTTTGCCGTTCCAATTTCAGGACTTTCGAAATCTGCCTCTGCCATGTCTTCTGTTGGGATACTGAAGGTTTGGATGAGAGCGTACTTCAATGCTGCAGAGAGTGCCTTGTTAGTGGCCTTATCTCCGCTATCCAATCCTTCGGCAGGTACTGGACCAACAGTAACCTTAGATCCATCTTCGGCGTAGAAGTCGTACTCCATCATGATGGAAACGTGTTTATCTACTCCAGCTTTGCCTGAACCACGCACCACATCTTTCAGTTCATGGGAGAACGAAGTAGCACGAGGAGACATGAATACACCGTGCTTAGTAAGAGCAGGATATAGAGCATTGACAAACTGATCAATCCCACGAAATTTGAAACCTTGCTGAGTGTTCTTCTGATCTTTCCCAATTGCCCCTACATCCTTCATTACATCAGACATTTTCTTATAAATTAAGCTACTCATTTTATTTTCCTTTCCTAATTAAAACAGATCACTTCCCATTAACAACACTTGAAGACGTTCTTGCATCAAAAATTTATCGGTATTTGATTCAATCTTCGTAACTTTCCCTGCCACTAATGCATTGGGATCGAACTCTACAGAAACAACGTGGTACTTTCCTTGATTCTCAATCATAGAGTAAGCATATTTGACCTTTTGTGGATCAACCATTGCTGCTGTCTCTTCTTGAGCCGGTTCGTTTTGTTTTGCTTGAAGCATTTCTGCTTCCTTTAATGCACTGTCTGCGTTTTTCATTATAATTCCTTCCATTGTTTTCTCTTTCTTACTCATTTCCATCTCCTTCAATTTTAAATGACATGACGCTAGATACGATAAAATAAACTCCTTTCGTATCTTTAAGAAAAGCATCACGATTAAATCTAAGAATATCGAAAAACTCCTCTTTAGTCTTTTCAAGCTCCATCTTATGCGAAACACCATTTGTTAAATTTACCTCCACCTTAATCATGATTCTGTTTTACCTCCTAATCTTACGCAGATAACGCCGGATGGTTCTCGTACCGTTGCCACTTTTGTCCCTCCTGCGTACAGCTCACTTCTCATGATAAACGATTCTGGTTTATCACGCAAGTCAATATCTTTAATAATTGTTATGCCCCCCGGCCCGAAATAAAAAACCCCTTCAGATAATTGTAGCCACATCATTCCCCCTGTTTTTGCAATTCGTCCATTTTACCTTTGTAACAAAGATTTATATAGTCACACAGTCCGCCGAAGGTATTGGTACACATCGACAGATTCCTTGTGAAATGTCCTGTCTTTATAGCGGTATTAATATCGTCAATATTTTCCAGTACAAGATCTTCAGTCTGTGTAGGTATCTCATCAATAATGAACTGAACGTAAACTTCCGGATTGATTGTTTCGATCCATTCCCCATTGCAACGCTTCCCCTTCTCTATTTCATTAGGACAAGTCTTATGCCTTCCTCCAGAACCGTCATGATCACACTTGCTACAAACCTTCTTTCGATTCTTGATGAGATGTTTATTTAAAACGATGTAGCCCGCTTTCCTCGTGTTGTATTTTTGAGACACAGCATGAACGTACAAAGTAAGTTGCGGTGAAGTGAGTACTGCATCTGCCTCATACTCCATAGCTGAAGTTTTTAAATCCAATACGATAGGAGCATCGTATCCTTCTACCTCGGCTATGATGTCGATGTAGCCAATGACTTTATCTTCGCCATTATCAAGTTCGATATATTCTTGTGTGTTATGTATTTTCGTGAGCTTGTGCAGCACCTTCTCACGGAATGCCTTAATCATGTGGTGGCCTTTGTGGTACAGGCATATCCACATTGCGTGATTAGCTAACTGCTTTTCTTCTTCACTAATTCCCTGATGGCCCAATTCATTGCGCTTCTCCACCACTTCAAGTATTTGCGCCAAGCTCGCACCAAGCTTCTCTTCATCCGCCTTGGTGATAAGATCTTTATCAAAATCCGACTTAGCATATACAATGGAAGTGCAAGTAGGAAGATAAACAGAAGTGCCGTTAATTTCTTGAAATCTCCAAAAGTAATCGAATGTTTGTTCTGGTGTTTTTCCATCTGCCTCTGGTTTTAAGAGCGTCCCTATCGCTCTATCGAGAGCCGTACCGAAAAGTAATGCAGCCCTTGATTTTGTAGGGCGTATCTTCTTTAAATACCAGAACTCATACGCCTTACCGCATTGTTGATATTTACTAACCTGTGAATGACTTAGCCGATTCCCCATAATCCCTCTTCGTTTATTCTCCCCTCAATTAGAAAGAATGTAAATCTTTTATTTTCAAATTCCAGCAATCAGCTTTCACTTCGAAATTATTCGATGTGTCAATTTCTCCTTTCTTTAATAGTTTCGCCTTCTTGAAATATTCTTCTTTCCTCATGTATCCCAACAGGAATCCTTTGACATATGCGTCATTTTTCCTGAGAAGCGATACGAATACATAAAGGTCTGTATTCTGTCTTGTATTATACGAGGCGATGGAGCATTCGAAATCGGGGTTAGGAACAACAGTACGATCTTTCGTTTTTACTTCAATCCGTTTGCTGTTGTATAAAATGTCGTGATTATAGTCGTTATCTCGTCTAGAGTTTTTAAAGCACTTTAAGACGCACTCTTCCCCAAGGAATCCAGCAAGATTGCCAGTGCCGTTACGAATAGAATTATTAAGAACTCCCAATTCGTCAGCAAGTATTTTAGCATTGCTTACCATCTCTTGAGTTATTTCGACTTCGTAAATAATCACTTCATAATTTCTTTCTTTTTATAATCTAGAAAGTATTGAGCGGATTCAAATCCTTCCAGATAACTAGCGGGAGTAGGAAATGCACCTTGCTTCAAACTCTGATGTCGTTCATTCAATGCATCAATAGCTTGTTGGTATCCTTCCTTTTGTGCTAATTTTATTGCCTTCTTGATTTCTCTTGCTGCAATTTCCGTAAATCCACTGTTAGCACCTTCTAGTGCTTTAATGATAATCATTTCGATTTCGTTTTTCATTTGCTGTAATCCCCTATAAGTCCCAAGTTTGTTAATGATCTAGAAAAGGTAATACAGTAAATTAATAGATTCAAGAACTTTAATTGCATTAAGCAATTTTTTTAATAGCTATAGTGTAAAAATTAATCTTCCCACATTGTCGAGTGGGATAAGGCGAATTCTACATCCTTTTCAGGGTAGCCATTCTCTACGAGCCATTTACCAATGTCCTCGACATAAAGAGGGAGGACTTTTGGAAATCCATACTTCCATCCTTCCGGTGGATCGATGAAGGTTTTTGGGGTATACCCGCCAAACAATTCAGGACATTTCTTTTGCGCCTCTTTAATGGTTGACTCGGTAGGGAAATGCTTTAAACACCAGTATGCTTTTCGCCGTATTGACTTCGGAATTCGAGGAGTCTTCTTTGGATCAAGAAGTTCTCTTAAAAACTCTCTGGTATTCTCCAATGCGTAACTTCTTTCAATAGGAATGGTCATTTTAAAAACTTCCTTATCCCCACATAAAATATATATCCCATAGCAGAGCAGTGGAATATCCAAATGTGCTTATCGATAAACCGTAAAATCCTTTGAGTGACCGCATCAATATTCATCTTCCGCTCCTAAATACTTTGTCTATCCTTTTGTATTGTTTATATGCTTGCTCGTCAGCATCATACAAAGACTTATCAATCCATGTAATAAAGTTATTCGGCCCACAGACAATGCGCCCATCATCCAAGGCGATGAAGCTGAAGGTCTTGGCTTGCTCGGGGTACTCCGCAAACGGAGCGTGTCCGTCATTGTCATGCGAGATGATTGTGAACATATACATTCCGTCTGAGCCTGAGATCCTCGCCCTCTGATCACGCAGGAAGGTAAAGCGGATACAGGCGATGTCGTAGCTGAAGCAGTCATACGCTTGTGCTTCGGCTACAGTGCCGGAATGCGATGGCTTGGTGCTGAGAGCTGCCAGAGGAAGCCCGTACCAATTAGAGCCGTTGTAGGTCATTACATGACAAAGGAACTGCCGAGCTGGAATGGAGGTGATGCCGTACCAGTATGCTTCCGTTACTCCGCTTTCGAGGCCAAGATGTTTGTTGTCCACAAATACTTTGGTAAGAGGAATATCAACTGTTGAGTTCATCACTCTCGCCTTTCTTTAATTCACTCTCTTTTTGTTGATGCTTGCCTACTTGTATTCCAGCAATAAAGGAAGCAGCCGAACCCACCAGCGCACTACCCAGAGATGTTAGTAACTGAGTGGCTGCATCGCTGATGGTAAAGTCTTGTTTTGTTTGTACGGCTAAATAAAATGCTCTACCGAAAGCACCAATACAAATCATAATG